TAGTTGATGCTGAAACAATCAACGGCCTTACTATTTCTGCAGGTACTTTTCCTGCTAACGTAGGTGCTAACGGTGAGCGTTTTTACTTAATCTTTGACGAACCTCTATTTGAAGAAACTAACGTTCTTCGTGGAGAAGTTGATGATTATCATCTATTAGTTAAAAAGGCTATGGATGCTGGTTCTCGTTATAAATACGAAGTAGAATTAGTAACAGACAATGCTACTAAATCTGTACCATCTGAAGAGCTTGCTATCGGTACTCGTTGGTCTAAGTATTATTCACTTTCTCCTTCAACTCTTTCTTACCAAGGTTCTAAGCCGTATTTCACTTCTCCTTGGAGAATGGAAAACCGTCCTGCAACTATGAGAATGGAATATGAAGTAGCAGGTAATACTATTAACAAAGGTAAAAACGAGCCATTAGAATTTGGATTTAATTACAAAGGACAAACTGAGTCTATTTGGATTAACTACCAAGATTTAGTTGCTCATCACCAATGTGAAGAAATGTTTGCAAGAATGCTTGTATACGGTAAGAAAAACTGGACAGCTGACCACAAGTACTTGAACAAAGATGATAAGACTAAATATGCTATCGAATCTGGTTCTGGTTTCTTTGAGCAAATCGCTCCTTCTAACGTACACTACTATAATACTTATGACCTTGATTGGCATTTAGAATTATTGTTGGATATGGGTGTTGGTAAATTAGAGCGTGGAAAACGTACTATCCACTTGTTAACAGGTGAATTTGGTGCTATTGAAATCTCTAAGCAAATCAATGCTAAATCTGGTTCAGGTAAATTTACTGTTATCTCTGATAAATTCTTGACTTCTAATACTAATCCAGGAAACTTAGGTGGTAAAAACACTAAAGGTTTAATGGAGCCACAATGGAATGTTTATGAGTGGTATAACGGAGTAACTATCATGGTAGAAATCCTAGATTTCTTTGATGATGATGTTTACTTTCCACAAAGACACCCAGATGGAAAAGGTATTGTAGAATCTCACAGAATCCTTGCTCTTGACTACGGAGATAACGCAGGTATTTACCGAGTTAAACCAAAAGGAGTTCCTGAATACAATTGGGCTTATATCCCAGGTATGAGAGATCCTTTCTTACCTGCAGGAAAAGGTTCACCTAAAATGGTAGCTTCTCGTGTAGACGGATACGAAGTACACTTCCAAAAAAGGGGTGGTATGATGATCGAAGACCCAACTAAAGTTGTTGACTTACGACTTTTGGTTGAAAGATGATAAACCAAACTAGAATCGCTCATCCCCAGAGGTGAAAGCCTGGGGAGAGCGTTTTAGTAAACAACGGAGAAAATTAAAATTAAAGACAGCAAAATGGAAACAAAAGAAAAAGAAAAAGTAATTTACGGAACATTTTTACAAGATAGAATAATCAGTATTAAACCTGTAGAATCTTCTGGAAAATGGAGTACTTTATTAGTAGCAGGACAGGATAGAAAAAAAGATCCTTTCATGTACAACAAAACAAAACGTAGCTATCAAGTTCCACTTAATAGCGAAATTAAAGGAGGAGGAGTAAAAGTAATTTTGGATGACCAACGTAGAGTTAAAATCCAAAAATACATGGAGAGCTTCCCTAACGGGATGACACAAAAAGAGTTCTTTGAAAAAGAATTAGGAGTTGATTTAAATCCTACACTTCAAACAGAAAAAAATTTCTGGAGAAGTGATAGAAGAGGTAGAGTAATACTTACAAAAGAAGGAACTACTCTAAATTTAAATCATCCTTTAGATATGTTGAAATATTTGATATTAATGTCAAATAAACTTTTAATATGTCCATCATATGATGAACGTAATTTAAAAGCTACATATGAATTCATGATTGTAGATGAGTCTAAAGTTACTTCTCAAAAATTAGAAGAAGCAAATATTAAAGCTCAAGCATTTGTTAAGTTTGCAGAAATTACAAACAGCAAAAAAGCAATTATTGGATTTATTAAATCTTTAGGTAGAACAATTCCTGCATCAGCTACAGAAGATTGGCTAAAAGGAGAAGTACTTAATGTGGTAGATAATAACCCTAAGTATTTCTTAGAAATAGTTAATCATCCTCAGTACAATGATAGAATTTTTGTACAGGAGGCAATTGAAGCAGGAGCTATTATACGTAAAGGTGAAAAGCGATATGTATTAGATAACGGAGTGGAATTAGGTGATTTAACAGATACAATTAATTATCTTACTGATCCTGAAAACCAAGAAGTTAAATTAAGAATTAAAGCTAAAATTGAATTAACAAAACGAGCATAAAATGACTGCAAACCAAATGGCAGATTTGTTGGAAGAAAAACTAGATAGAGTTTCTAGTTTTGGTTCCCCAGGATACGAAGATTTTGATTTATCTTCCGTATTAACAGAAGCCCAGCAGTTATATGTAAAAAAGTTTTTTGATGAAGTCAACAATAGAAAACAAAAAGGCTTCCAAGAAATTGAAATAAGAAACCAAGGATTAGCGGCATTAATTAAAAATGCCAACGCTCTAACAGTTTCAGCTTCACAAGCAGGCGTGATTGTGAATAATAACGTAGTAGGAAAGTTCTTTGATTTACCATCTGACCACATGTATACTATATACGAAGAATGTGTAATAGATAAAAAAGAATGTGGTACAGATAGATTTATTGTAGGATACATAGTTCCTATCGCCCATAACGAAATGCAAAGGTTTAATTGGAGTAAATACAAAAGACCTTTTTATAAAGAAACTGGCGACTGTAGAGTATGGCGTTCTGAGTATGAAAGACTTGTTTCAGGAATTAATCCTGCAAGTCCTGCAACAGCAAAACGACATGAATTATTTACAGATGGAACTTTTAACATAACAAATTATTATATGCGTTATCTTAAAAATCCACAAGACATAGTAGTAGACAGAGATACTCCTGCAAATCAGAGAAACTGTGAATTAGATACTTCCACTCATGTAGTAGTAGTAGATATAGCAACAGATTTAATGATGCAAAGAACAAAAGATCAAAAAGTCCCTATAATAGAAGGCTTTAAAGATTTAGAATAAATTATTAAATATTAACTTTAAATTAAAATAAAATGTTACGTAAAGCAAACAATGTGTTTTCAGTAATCTTGAGTGATGTAAATCAAGCAACTACTGGATTGCCTGCTGTAGGTACAGTTGTTACTGATGCTAACCTAGCTATCGGTGCTGTAGTACTTACTGATGTAGGTTTAAGAAGAATTAACGCCCTTTCAGGTTTAGCTGATGGTGAGCAATTCTTTATTGTACAAGGTAAAGGTGTTGGAAATCCTTTAATGAAAACTCCTGTATTAACTAAAGGAAAAGTAAAAGTTTCTATCGCGAAATTCCGTCCTGCAGTACAACAAATTACTGTTATTGGTTACAACGGTACAACTGGAGCTCTTCCTGTAGCTAGTAATACAGATTTCTGGATTAAAGTGCGTAAAAGAGATAACGACGCAGCTAACCGTTCTCAACCTATGAGTTTGTTTGCTGGTCCTGTTAAAACTGACGCTACTGGTACTCAAGAAGAATTAGCTTTGTTACTTGCTAAAAATGGTATTAAGAATTTTTCTCAAGAACCTGCAAATGGATACCTTAGATTTGAAAATATCACAAGTGCTACTGATGCTGGTATTTTAGGAACTGTAGTTAGCTTTGATGTTGCTTATAATTCTTATGTTGTAACTTTAGTAGGTGGTACAGTAACTAACGTATCTGCTGGAGATTGGATTAAATTAGGTGGAACAACTACATCAACAGCTGTTTACAAAGTAGCTGCAGTTAACTCTCCTAATACTATCACTCTTGAAACTCCGTATCAAGGTACTTCAGGTAATATCCTTGTAGCTAATGTTAGAAGAATTACAGCTGCTGTTGCTGCTACTGCTAACTTTGGTGTAAGACTTACAGGTGCTCCTGCTCCATTTGATGTTAATGCATTCAGAGATTACTATGCTAACAGATTTACTGCTACTTTCTCCGATTCTACTACTCTTGTTACACATGTACAAGGTGCACGTAACGGTAACGGTATGTGGCAACAAGTTGCAATGGATGAGTATATGAGCTACGGTTATGAAGGACAAAACGATATGTTGGCTGTTCCTCCACGTTTCCGTGATCAAGAAGTTAAAATCCCTGGTGTAGGCGGTAATACAGCATTGACTACTAAGTACTCTGCAATTACACTTGCATGGGAAGAAGGTATCTCAGGTCTAGTATCTATGGCTGGTGGTAAAGGAAGTGCTATTCTTTGGTTAAACCTTGCAGACAATGCAGGTTCAGGAATTTTAGCAACTACTCCTGATAACACTGGTGAAACTCTTGCTACGGCATTAGGTGTTACTGCATCTGACTTAAACGAGTAATTCTCCGCCCAAAGTAGTCCCGTCATAGAAAAAATTTGCTGTCTATTCTATGGCGGGCTACTATATTTTTAAGTATTTTTGAAATAAATAATTATGGCTCTTCTTCCAAAAATATCAGCTAGTTTAAATAATAAATGTAACAAAATCAGTTTAACTGAAGAAACTGGTCCTTATGTTGAATGCACTAATGAGACAGGATGGGGGAATGGTAATATAGATACAGCGCAAATTGCCTATGCAGATGTACAGTTCTATAATTTAGAACAGACTCCTGGAATACTTGCTTCAGGTTCAGGAGAAATTTCAGGCACAACATTTACTGACACTACACATTTTACAGGTTCTTTTGCTATAGGCCAAACATTAATAGGTACAGGCATAGCTCCTGGAACAGTAATTACAGATGTAATTACAGGTACAGGAAGTAATAATGGAGGAACTTACGAAATAAACATTCCACAAGTAATTCCTGCGGGAACTACAATTTACGGAACAGTTCTTACATCTAATTACATTATGTATGATGGAACTACAGATGTTTATTCTGGTGTAGTTTCAGCTCCAACTCCAGGAAGTTTTTTAGCAATATCAGAAGCTTCATGGTCTAATCCAGACGGAATTTATCAATTAGTATATAATATTATAGACACTGACGGTAATTCATATACTAATGAAAAACAACATGTTTTATTTATATGCAATTTATGCAATTGTAAAGACAATCTAGTAGTAAAACTAGTTGAAGCTTGCGATATGATTGCTACAAAAAAATTAAAAGAACAAGTAGATCAAATGGAAATGTTTATCTACGGAATTAAAACAGCATTTGCTTGCGGAGATTTTGATACAGCAGATGCAATAATAACAGCAGCAACAACTTTTTGTGAAACTATTCTAGGCTGTATAGGATGCGGCTGTGGAAAAAATTGTTAATACTATGTGTGGATGTAAAGATTGCAAAGATGTTACGCTTTTTAAAGGCAGTGACGGTGTAGGAATACAAGTTATTACTAATAATAATGACGGTACTTTTACATTATTTTTAACAGACGGTTCTACTTTTACTACACCTGATTTTACAGGTGCTCCAGGAGAAGGAACATTTAAAGCTGTATTAGAAAGTGGTGGAGCAGATGATACCGATTTTGCAATTAGTAATGCATTATTAACATCTTGCGGAACTTTGCCTTCAGGATGCTTTCTAGGAGAAACAAGTGCAACACCTTTTGGAGATTTTCATGTACAAGTTTGGGTTAGAACAAATGAACCTCCTGCTCCAGGAAATTCTTGGATATTAGCAAACAGTGCTACTATATCTATAGATACTACTTCAGGAGATTTAACAGTAAATTTAGGAGGTTCAGGATTAAGCGTTTTTGTTAGAATTGTTATAATAGCTTAATGTGTCCTACTATACAAATATCATATTTATTAACTGGA